CGTTCTTTGGAGCAACAGGTGATATAGTAAGATTTAATGAATCTAACTTACACTTTAAAAATATATCTGCTGTAAATACTCAAGGACTAGAAACTACAGACTATGCAAACGTAATATCAGTCTTAGAAAATACTGACGATTATCAGTTTAATGTAATTTCTGCTCCAGGATTAATTTATTCCTTAACTAATCATAATACTCAAATAGATAGCATTATATCTTTAGCTGAGACAAGAGGAGATTGTATAGCAGTAGTAGATTTAGTACCTCACGGTTCTTCAGTTACAACTGTAACTACACAAGCAAAACTTCTTAACAGTTCATATGCAGCTGCTTACTGGCCTTGGGTACAGACTCAATCTGCTACTGGACGTAACGAGTTTATTCCTGCTTCAGTAGTAATTCCAGGTGTATATGCATTTACAGATAGTAGTTCAGCACCTTGGTTTGCACCAGCAGGATTAGTAAGAGGTGGTATTACAGGAGTAATACAAGCTGAAAGAAAATTAACTAGAACACAAAGAGATACTTTATATTCTACAAAAGTTAACCCAATTGCTTCCTTCCCTGGTCAAGGGGTATCAGTATTTGGTCAGAAAACATTACAAACTAAAGCATCTGCATTAGATAGAGTAAATGTTAGAAGATTGTTAATTGAATTGAAAAAATTCATTGGAGATCAAGCAAGAACTTTAGTATTCGAACAAAATACTATTACTACAAGAAACAGATTCTTAGCTAATGTTAATCCATTCTTAGAATCAGTAGTACAAAGACAAGGTTTATTTGCATTCAGAGTTGTAATGGATGATTCAAATAACACAGCTGATGTAGTTGATAGAAATCAACTAATAGGTCAGATATTTATTCAACCAGCTAAAACTGCTGAATTTATAGTACTTGACTTTACAATTGAACCAACAGGTGCAACATTTGCAGGATAATTTAAAAATAAGATATTTATAATAAAGAATATAAAATAAAATGGCAGTATTAGATCCAAACGAAATTATGTTTAGAGCCTTCGAACCGAAGGTGCAAAATAGATTTATCATGTATATGGATAACATTCCTTCTTTCATGGTAAAAACAGTATCAGCTCCAGGATTCGAAGATGGAGAGGTAGTATTAGATCATATCAATTCTTACCGTAAGATAAGAGGAAAAAGAGTATGGAATGATATGGATATGACTTTATACGATCCTATAACTCCTTCAGGTGCTCAAGCAGTAATGGAGTGGGCAAGACTATCTTACGAATCAGTAACAGGTCGTGCAGGATACTCAGACTTTTACAAAAAAGATTTAACTCTTAACGTATTAGGTCCAGTAGGAGACGTAGTTTCTGAATGGATTATAAAAGGAGCGTTTATCAAAACTATGTCTCAAGGAGACTTCGATTGGTCAGCTCCTGACGCAGTAGAGCTATCGATGACAGTAGCTATGGATTACTGTGTATTGAACTACTAATACAGCCTAAATATAATAAAAAGCTCGGTTTTTCCGGGCTTTTGTTGTTTTAAAAAATAATTCTTCGTATATTTATATATGAAACTAGTTTTAATTAATAAAATTTATGGAACAGACACAAAAATTTCCTACTGAATTAGTAGATCTACCCTCAGAAGGTAAACTTTATCCGAAAGAATCTCCTCTAGCTAAAGGTACTATAGAAATGAAGTATATGACTGCTAAAGAGGAAGATATTCTTACTAATCAAAATTATATTGAAAAAGGTATAGTTATTGATAAGCTTATTAAAGCATTAATAGTTGATAAAACTATAGATTATAATGAAATATTAATTGGTGATAAAAATGCATTATTAATAGCAGCAAGAATTTTAGGTTATGGTAAAGATTATGAATTTGATTACGGAGGTGAAAAACAAGCAATTGACCTTTCATTACTAAATAATAAACCTTTAAGTAATGAAGTTAAAAAAGCAACTTCTAATTCTTTTAATTTTACTTTACCGACTGCTAAAAGAGTTATTTCTTTTAAATTACTATCTCATGGTGATGAAGCAAAAATAGACCAAGAAGTAAAAGGACTTAAAAAAATTAACAAAGAATCTTCAGCTGAATTATCTACTCGTTTAAAACATATGATTATAGGTGTAGATGGAGATAATGATAGAAAAAATGTAAGAGCCTTTGTGGATAATGAATTTCTAGCTAGAGATTCTAGAGCTTTTAGAAACTACCTTAGAGACTTTCAACCTGATGTAGATATGAAGTTCTATCCTGAAGGAGGCCCGGAAGGAGGGGTAGATATCCCTATAGGGGTTAACTTTCTTTGGCCTGACGCCGCAGTATAGGGTTAGTATATTTACCCAAATTCACGAAATAGTTTTCCACGGTAAAGGTGGGTACGATTACGATACTGTATACAACATGCCTATTTGGCTTAGAAATTTTACTTTTCAAAAAATGCAAGAGCATTACGAAAAAGAAAAAGCTGAATATGATAAGATTAATAAAAAAGCTAAGACGATGAAAGGAGGCAAAATTAAAAAGCCTTCTTATAGTACAAGGGCTCGCAAATAAAGCGAGCCTTAACTATTTATAATAAACTCATTTTATAAATGGCAAACGGCAATAATAACTTACCACCAGATCCTAGTAATTTCGATCCACGGAATCAACAAGCTTTGAATAAGTTTGCACAAGAAAATGCTAAAATTGCAGCTGAGATTACTAATGAAGCTAGATCGTTAACTGAAGAGTTAAAAGACCAGTTAGGGATTCGATCACGTTTAAATGAAACCGAAAGATCAACCCTTAATTTAGCTAGACAACTACAATCTTCAGCAGCTCAGAATACAGTTGAAATTGGTAATTCAGGTAATATACAAAGACAGTTAGCTAAAGATACTAAACTTCAATTAAGTATCGAAAGAGAGATAAACGACCTTAAAAGCACAGCATCAGCAGCAGAAATTAAATTTGCCGAAAAAATTTCTACTACTAACGATAAGATAAACGAAATTCAAAAAGAACTTGCTGAAGCAACTGGAAAAAGAGCAGATGATTTAAAAGACCAACTTGCAGTACAAGAAGATATATTAAAATTTAGTTTAGAAGATGCAAAATCAAGCGTTCAACGTTTAGCTTTAGCTATGTCGATGAGTAAAACTACTGCTAAACTTATAGCTCAAAGACAAGCAGAATCTGATATACAAGATGATATAACCGATAGAATGGGTGTTACAGGTGCCTTAGTAAAAGGTACCGGTGCGTTAATGGAAAGATTAGGTATGCGTAGCGGTATTTTCCAAAAAGCTATGCAAGAATCAGCTGAAGCTATGCGAGAAATGGCTGAAGAAACTGAAAGAGGTGAAGCAAGTTTTTCCAAAACTGAAATAATGCTCAAAGGATTTTCAGTTCTCTCTAAAGGTTTTGGACAAGCTCTTTTAGATCCTTTTACTATCGCTACAGCAATCATTGATGCTTTTATTAAAATTAACAAACAACAGGTTAAAGTTTCTAGACTAACAGGACAATTAGGTACTAATTTTTCTAAAGCTAACGCAGCAGCAAGTTTTGAAGGAGCAGCAACTGCTATAGATAGGTTAGAAACTATAGCTGATCTTACTGAAGAAATAGGATTAAATGCACAAAATGCTTTTAGTGCAGAAAATATTCAAGGAGCTGCAAATTTAAAATTAGAATTAGGATTAACTGCTGATCAAGCAGGTTCTTTAGCTGTAGAAGCCCAAGCATTTGGAGGTAGTGTTAATGACGTAAGAGATAATATTGTAGGAGTAACTAATGAATTTAATGCTGCTAATAGAACTGCAGTTTCTCAAGGGCAAATATTAAGAGATATAGGAAATACTTCTGCCGATATTAGAGCACAATTCGGCGGTAACGTTGATGAATTAGTAAAAGGTGCAGCAGCCGCTCGTAAATTAGGTATGGAAATAGGTGAATTAGATGATATAGCATCTAGTTTATTAGATTTCGAACAATCTATACAAAACGAATTAGAAGCACAACTTCTTACAGGAAAAAATATTAATATGAATAAAGCAAGGGAACTTGCTTTAAGTAATGATTTAGCAGGATTAGGAGAAGAGTTATTTAAAAACTCTGCAGATATTGCTGAATTTGGTAAAATGAATCGAATTCAACAAGAAGCACAAGCTAAAGCTTTAGGTATGTCTAGAGAACAGCTTGCCAAAGTTGCATATCAACAAGCATTAAACTTAAAAATGACCGAAGAACAGGCAGCGGCTGCAGCAGGCGTTAATGTTGAAGATATGAGACGATTAGAAGCTCAAGAAAATTTTGCTAAAGCAATAGAAAAAATTACTACAGCATTATCACCTATTCTGAATTTAGTAGGAGATATACTTTCAATGCCAATGGTACCTTACCTACTTATGGGTGCACTAGCAGCTAAAAAATTAGGAGGTAGTGTATTAGGAGCTGTACAAGGAATAGGTAGTTTAGCAGGCGGTGTTCAAGGCTTATCAGGAGGTTTTAAAGACGCTATGAAAGCAGCAGGAGGATTCGGTAAGTTTATACAAAATAAATTGCTGGGCAATAAAATTGGCGGTCAATTTATAAAAGGTGGAGGTAGAGCAGCAAAAGGAGCAAGAGCGGGTATATTCGGTAAAGGAGGAATGTTTGAAAAAGTAGGTGGAGCATTTAAAAAAGGTAAAGACTCTCCTGGTATAAAAGGAATTACAGGTAGTGCTGATGCAACAAAAGGAGTTAAACCCGAACAAGGTACGGGTATAAAAGGGTTCTTGAAAGGATTAGGAGATGGCTTAGCTTCTATAGGAAGACAGTTTACTAATGTAATAAAAGGTTCTATAGCAGTAGGTATAGCAGGTCTTGCTTTAGGTGGTTCATTTGCTTTAGCATTACGTATGGTTAAAGATATTGACCCAGTTCAAATGATAGCATTTGCAGGTTCTTTATCTATGTTAGGTTTAACATTAGCACTTTTAGGTAAAATAGGTTCTTCAGTTATTCAAGGAGCTTTAGCAATGGGAATATTAGGAGTTGGATTAATACCAGCAGCATTTGCATTTAGTTTATTAGCTGGAGTTGATACTAAGGCTATGACAGCATTTTCTATTGCTCTACCTTTATTAGGTTTAGCTGCTGCTGGATTAGGATTTTTAGCTCCTTTTATTATAGCTGGAGCTGGAGCTATAGCAGTTTTAGGAGCAGCTATGATACCAGCAGCTTTAGCATTTAAACTATTAGGAGATTCTCCTATAGAAAGTATAATACAAAAATTATCAGGATTAGCAGCAATAGCACCTCAACTACTTTTAGTAGGTGGAGCATTATTTAGTATAGCTGCAGGACTAGGAGCTATAGCTGTTGCCGGTATAGCAGCATTACCTGCATTAGCTGGTTTAACTTATTTAGTAGTAGCAGCAACCCCATTATTAGCATTAGGTGGATTATTTGGCGGTGATGATGAAGATAGTAGTATGGCAGAAATATCATCTAAATTAGATACATTAATATCAGTAGTAGCTCAAGGAGGTGATGTATTCCTAGACGGTGAAAAAATAGGTAGAACTCAAGCTAAAGGTTTCTCTAAATTAACTGGATCCTAAACTATTCTTTTTTTAATATCTATTTATAATAAACATTAAATTAATAAATTATGTCAAACGGAATTTTAAATAACCAACTTCCTAACTCAGCATTAGGACTACAGGGTCAAACTCCTCCTCTTCGTGCAGGAGCTCTAAAAACTTCAACTCTGCATAACCAATCATCTATTAATAATGAACCGGCTATAGAACAAAGCCCTTCTGATTTAGATTTGAACGGGAATACACCAGATAAGTATTTAGATAATCCACCTCAGTAGCA